ATAAGATATGGGAAAACCCTATGTCTTATCGTATCGATCACGCATACTGCTGGTACAATAATGGCAGTATGATTGTGAAGATGTATTTTATCAATCACATTCCTTTTACGTTTGACGAACTTCCAGACGGACACTTATACGATCAAGATCTTTGTAGGGCAGCAGATAAAGAAAGGACGTTTGAACCAGAAGATCTATACAGAAACTCTTTTTATCTGATAGACGAAGAAGTGCATCCTTGCTTCTTTCCAGTTGAGTTAGAGAATCCTGAAGATATGCCTGACGATGTTATTGAATATGATGAGGAAGATTTAATGGGTTGATAAATAAAACATAGAAATATCTTGGCGAATATAATCCGATGCCTCTTAATAAGCTAGAGAATTTTATCAAGAATACAGAAGGGCGTATTCTTTATGTTAACCCAAATGATCTTGATGCTACTGATGGTGTTGAGAATCAGGGTAATTCATTAACAAAACCATTTAAAACGATTCAGAGAGCATTAATTGAGTCTGCTAGATTCTCATATCTAAGAGGCAATGATAATGATATCACTGAAAAAACCACCATTCTGGTGTTTCCTGGCGAACACTTAGTTGACAACAGACCTGGTTATGCTATTAAAGATAATGGTGGTGTAGCAACAGCAGTTTCTCCAACGGGTGCGGAGTCATTTGCTGGTGCAGAATTAACTCTGACACTTAATTCTAATTTTGACCTTACACAACCAGATAATATTCTCTACAAATTCAATAGTATCAATGGTGGTGTTATTGTCCCAAGAGGAACTTCAATTGTTGGTCTTGATCTAAGAAAGAGTAAAGTTCGTCCGAAGTATGTTCCAAACCCAACAGACCCTAACGTTCCAAATAGTGCGATTTTTAGAATTACTGGTGCTTGCTACTTCTGGCAATTTTCATTCTTTGATGCAAATGAATTAGGTCTTGTTTATACAGATCCTTCTGATTTTTCTCTAAACAATCAGTCAAGACCTACATTTTCTCACCACAAACTGACTTGCTTTGAATATGCCGATGGTGTAAATTTACCCAGTGGTTATGATATTACAGACCTTGATATGTATTACAGCAAGGTCGGAAATGCTTTTAACAGAGCATCTGGAAGAGAAATTGATCAGAAGTATCCAGCAGAACCAAATTCATTCGCTAAGCAAAGACCAGAATGGGAAATTGTTGGAGCGTTTGCTGCGGATCCAATCACTATTTCTTCGATTATTTCGGGTGACGGTGCTACACCAGGAACTGTTGTCACTGTTACGACACAAACACCACACGGATTAACTGGTGGAACTCCAATTAAAATTCGTGGAATCAATGTCAATGACTATAATATTTCAACAAAAGTTGCTTCGGTCATTAGCACCACAGTATTTACTTATGCATTATCAAATGTAAGAGCGAACTTACCAGCAGGTCCAGCAGCAGGACTTGCTCCTGGTGCAACAGCAGCGGTCATCATTGAAACTGATACAGTTTCTGGTGCATCTCCATATATCTTTAACTGCTCCCTACGCTCTGTATGGGGTATGGGTGGAATGCACGCTGATGGTGCAAAGGCATCAGGTTTCCGCTCAATGGTTGTTGCACAATTCACTGGCGTTTCTCTACAAAAAGACGACCGTGCTTTTGTAAAATATAACCCATCAAACAGAACATATGATAGTATTTCTATCACAAAAGTAGCGGGAGAAGCTCTTTCATCAGAATCTGCATCCACAAACCAAGCATTTGTTTATCACCTTGATCCTGACGCCATTTATAGAAAAGGATGGGAAGTCAGTCACATTAAGATGTCAAACGATGCATTTATCCAAGTCGTTTCGGTCTTTGCGATTGGTTATACATTCCACTTCGATACTCGTAGTGGTGGTGATGCTTCCATCACAAACTCCAACTCTAACTTTGGACAGGTATCACTTCTTGCTGATGGATTTAAAGCAGAAGCATTTTCCAAAGACAACAAAGGTTATATCACATCAATCGTTGCTCCAAGAGCAATTGTTAAAGATGAATCTCAAATTGAATGGGTACAATTTGATGTAACCAAAACAAAAGCAGTTGGTATTAATAATCAACTATACTTGTTAGGGTACACTAAACAAGACATTGCGCCTCCAATCATTTCTCAGGGATATAGAATTGGTGCTAGAATAAGTGATGCGGTATATGTCTCTGGATACAGAGCGCATATCTTAATGACAAATGGACCTATTGTCCCTCCTGCTACAACAGTTTCAGGATCTGATAGTTCTGCAAAAGTTTATAGCACCACATTATCCAATGATAGTAGAGGAACAGTTTATAATATTCCAGCAGGTCACACATTAAGAAATGGTGAATCGATTCGCCTTTTCAGTGAAACTGGTGATCTTCCAGAAGGTGTGGAGGAAAACGTTTTATATTATGCAATCACATCGGAGAAGAAAACTACACTTTCTTCAACAGAGATTCAAATTGCATCATCGAGAACAAATGCATCTTCTCAAACACCCCTAACAATCACAAGTTATGGTGGATCGCAACTTAGGATTGAAAGTAGAGTATCTGATAAAGAAGCAGGAGAATTGGGTCATCCAATTCAGTGGGATCCAAATCAAAATCAATGGTTTGTACATACTGTCGCAAATAGTGAATTATATCAATATATTAATACTCTTACAACACCCGAAACAGATATTTCTTATGTCCTAAGAAAGGAAGACGATAGAAGTTTAGATGAAAAAATCTATAAACTTCGTTATGTAATTCCTAAGGAACTCTCAAATGGTAGGGATCCAAGTGAAGGATTTATTATACAAGATTCAAGTTCAACAACTGTTAGAGAAAACTCGGACTTTTCTTTAACAACACTATCTAGATCGGATTATGAGTATGATCGTAATCCAAGATTCCTCACAACTTGTACGTTTAGTTCTGGAACTGCCACTGTTACGGTCAGAGCAGATTCTACACACGACTTAAAAGTTGGTGATAAAATTGTTGTTACAAACGCCCAGAGCACAACTAATGCCACTGGAACAAAAAATCTTGGATATAATGGAACATTTACAGTTTCTGCAATTACTGATGATAAAACTTTCTCATATAGTTCTACCGATATATTTGGAGTAACTCATAATCCAGGAACGTTTACAAGTAATACTAATAATAGAACAAAAGATCTTCCTAGATTTACTAGATCTGATGTTAATGATAACTTCTATGTTTACAGAGCAGAAGTTGTTACACCATACATTTACAATGTTCAAGATGGTGTTTATTACCTATATGTTCTTAATTCTGGAAATGCTGTTCCAGTAGAATTTACCGATTTCAAATATTCACAAAGAGTATCGGATCTTTATCCACAACAAGATAGAGATAATTATAATGATAATCCAGCAGCAACAAAAACATTTGCAAAAAGGCATCCAAAAGGTGATGTTTCCACAAATGATTTAAAGAGAAGTATAACAAGAGAAACTCTTGATAAATTTATTGATACATTCTCTCATGGTAGAAAAATTACTACCGTTTCTAGTAATGCGACTTCCGCAACACTTACTTTTGATGGTGAGCATCAATTAGCTGGTCTTAAAGCATATACAACATTAAATGGTGGGTCTGGACACACAAATGGAACATATTATAATGTAAGATTGTTCAATAACAATGCTGCACCTTCATCAGCGGTATGGGACGGTGCGACTGCAAATGTTACTGTAAGTGGTGGCTCTGTTACTGCCGCAACACTTGTTGAAGCAGGATCTGGATATACTAATGGTGAGCAACTATACTTTGACAGTAGTGTAATTGGTGGAACTCCACAAGCAAATGTTGTAATTAATAGTGTTGGTATTGCAACAGCAGTTGATAATTATGTACAAGTCACTGGTATTGGAACAACTGCTGGTGGATATTTTAGAATTACCGATACATCCAATAAGAGTGCGATTTCAATTGCAAAAACATCTGGAGATCCTCTGATTGTTGCCAATCAGTATGCACTCAATATTGGGCCAGCAGTTACAATTTTACAAACTGCTTATGATAGCACTACTACTATTGCCACTTATCAATCACTCAGTTCTCCTCACGGATTACTTGCTGGTAATGCACTTAGAATATTAGATAGTAGCAATAATAATCTAGGTGATTATGTTGTCAATAATGTCAATAATGTTAATGAATTTACTGTAAAAGTACCCCGTTCATTATCAACCGCCAGATGGTCGTTGAAGCATGGCATGTCTGCAAACAGCGCAAGTGCAGACAATCTTGGTGAGAATCTTGGTGTAAGATCTCTTGGAATCTATGATAATGAAGTTTTAATTCTTGGTGAGAATATTACCAGTGATGAAGAATTCATTGTAGATCTTCCAGGTGCTGGTATTGGAACAGCATCAAGATTCCCACTAGGATCTTACATTCAGATTGACAATGAAATTATGCGAGTTAAGAGTACTACTCTTACTGGTGCTGGTTCAAATGAACTTCAAGTCATTCGTGGTTCGATGGGAACTATCATTGAATCTCATAGTAGTGGATCTTTAATCAAAAAGATTAGATTAACTCCAATTGAATTCCGCAGACCTTCAATCGTTCGTGCTTCTGGACATACATTTGAATATCTTGGATACGGTCCTGGAAACTATTCAACAGGTCTTCCACAGGTTCAAGTCAAAACTCTAAATGAAAAAGAGAACTTCCTCGCACAATCACAGGAAACATCTTGTGGTTCAGTTCTCTATACTGGTATGAATAGTGACGGTGATTTCTATATTGGAAACACCAAATACTCGGCACAATCTGGTGAGCAAACAACATTTGATGTTCCGACACCAACAATTACGGGTGAAGATCCAAATAGGCTGAGTGTTGTATTTGATGAAGTAATCATTAAAGAGAGAATTCTTGTAGAAGGTGGTAACTCTGGTCAAATTCTTTCTCAATTTGATGGTCCAGTCACCTTTAACGGTGATGTGAGAATGAATCAGCAACTGATTCTCAATGACAATTTAAGAGTCTCTGGACACGTTGAAATAAAGAATGATTCAGAATCTACAAGTTGCACAACTGGTGCTTTAATTGTTGCTGGTGGTGTTGGTATCTCCAAGAGATTGAATGTTTGTGGTGATGTCAAGTTCAGTTCCACAACAGCATCTACGTCAACTTCAACTGGTTCCTTAGTTGTCTCTGGTGGTGTTGGTATTGGAGGAAACACAAATATTGGTGGATACGCTGCAATTGCAAGTTATGCGACAGTTGGAGGTAATTTATCTGCGGGAGGAAATCTCTCAGTAACAGGTTCATCAACCTTCACTGGAACAATTGATGCAAATGGTGGTGCGGAAATTGACAACATTAGGATAGGAATTGCTGGCGACAATGAAATTGACACTTCCACTGGAAATCTAACAATAGATTCTGCGGGTGGAACTACAACACTTGATGATAATGTATCCATTACTGGAACTCTGAGTGTCAATGGAACTACAACAATTTCAGGAGATCTGCGTGTAACTGGTGATATTACAGCATTCTATACTTCTGACCAAAGACTGAAAGATAATATCACTCCAATTGATGATCCTCTTACTAAGGTTCTTTCAATTAGTGGTAATACTTATGCGTGGAATTCAGAATCTGGTAAAGAAGGTAATGATGTTGGTGTAATCGCTCAGGAGATTCTTGAAGTTCTTCCAGAAGCAGTAACTACAAGAGAAAATGGTTATCTTGCAGTTGATTATCATAAGATAGTTCCCCTTCTAGTTGAAGCAATCAAAGAACTTTCTCAGAAAGTTTCAGATCTAGAAGACAAACTCAACAAATAAATAACTAAAAACCAACAAGATGGCGAATATTAGGAAGCAGTTTAATTTTCGTAATGGTGTTCAAGTTGATGATGATAATCTAGTCGTAAGTCCTACTGGACTGGTTGGAATTGGGACGACAATTCCAACCGAAGCCTTAGATGTTCGTGGAACAGCGAAAGTTGTTGGTCTAGTAACTGCTAATCAAATTTATACACCAAATCTAACTGCTACAAATCTCTCAATTACCAATTTAACATTGGGGGATTCTATTATTGGTGGAGGGGTTAGCATTCGTAGTGGTATTATAACTGCTTCCGGAGCTGGGGTCGTTACTTATTATGGTGATGGCGGTAGATTATTAAACTTACCAACATCACAGTGGTTGGATGTTGATGCTGGATTAGGATTTACTAGCATATATTCACAAGGTTTTGTTGGTGTAGGGACAAATGATCCAAGATTCTTATTCCAAATTTCTGGAACTAATTCTACAACATTAGTTGGATTTACAAGTGGTGTAGGGTTTAGTTCAGAAGGAAATATTCTTGCCACTGGCATTGCAACTGCTTATAAGTTTGCTGGCATTGGATCCGATTTAACTGAATTAAATGCTTCCAATATTGCGTATGGAACAATTGATAATGATAGAATTCCTGTTCTACTGAATTCAAAAATGCCAGCAAACATTAGTGTTTCTGGTATCATTACTGCAACTGGTGGATTTATTGGAACTGTTGCAGGAAATCTTTTTGGAAATCTCACAGGAAATGTAACTGGAGATCTTACAGGTAATGTGACTGGTATTGCTTCAACTGCCAGAACATTAACTGGAAATCCAGATATTTTAGTTAATAATATTACTGCTACTTCTATTGCAGTTACAAGCATTAGTGCTTCAAGTATTGGATGTACTGGTGTTAATGCTACTGGAATTATAACATCATCTACATTTAATATTGGGTTGGGTGGGACTATTGTATCCATAACCTCAAATGGTAGAATTGGAATTGGATCTGCAATACCTGAAAAAGAAATTCAGATTGTAAAAAATTCAATTGCAACAGTTGAGGTTGTTGGATCTGAGGCAAGACTCCTCTTAGCACAAGAAACATCCAATGTTTCCTTTGCTTCTAGTGCTGCCATAATTCAATATGGAAATTCTGACAAGACCTTTGAATTGAGAAATCAGGCACCTGGTAACTTTAATTCATATTTGCATTCAGGAGGTCCAGGAATTAATACTGGAAGATTTGGATGGCTTTATGGGCAGAATTTTAGTGAACTAATGTCCCTCACCTATACAGGAAGATTGGGACTTGGTATCACAAATCCAGCAAATACTTTGCACGTTGTCGGAACTTCAACTGTAACTGGAAATTCTTTTGTTGGTGGCAATTTAACTGTTTACGGAACTCTGAATACCACGAATATTCAACTTCCATCTTTAATAGAAAATTCAAATATTAACACAACTTCTGGAATATCAACATTTAATGACGTTAATTTAATTGGCGATCTTACTATTGGATCTGGATCTTCAATTGGAATTGGAACAAACTCCCCAGTTATAGGACTGGATGCCAGAAATGATTCAGCACTGTTTAATAGTGTTGGTATTGGATTTACAACATATCCAACAAAACAAATTGCTGCACCTTTACATGTTGTAGGAAACTCTGTTTTTGAAGCTAGAGTTGGTGTTGGAACTACTAGTGCAAATTATTCAGTAATGTATGGAGCCGAAGCAAATCTTGAGGCATTAGTTAAGGTATATGATGGATATTTTGAAATTGAAAATGGTGCGATGAGTATGTACTCATCCGATATATTCTTAGATCCACAATCTAGACTTGGTGTTGGTACAGCAATTCCATTATCTGGTGCCGATTTTTCAAATGCAGGTGGATCTATTATAGGTGGCGCCGCTAGATTTATGATGTTGCCAAGAAATACGGCAGCACAAAGAGTTGGATTAATAACTCAAACTGGATCCATCATTTACAATACAACAACAAATGAATTTCAAGGATATGGTCCAGTTGCAGGCGTAAGTAGTTCTTGGATTAATCTTGGCATTCAGACTTCTTCCATCAACTCAAATGAAATTAATGTATCTGGAATTGCAACAGCAAATCAAATTAAAGTTGGTACTGGTGTAACCATCAATTCTGGAATTGTAACAGCAGTTAATGGATTTACTAGTGGAGTGGGAACTGCTATCCAGATAACAACCGTAGGAAATCAAATTGTATTCACTGTTCCAGGAGTAGGAACAACTTCATTAACATTATATTAATTTTATGAAAAAATTTATTATTGTTGGGTCTGGGACTTCTGGACTTATCGCGGCATCGATGATAAAAAAAACTTGGGGAGATAAATGCCAAGTTTCTGTAATTTACGATGGTAAGAAAAAAAATATAGGTGTTGGTGAAAGTACAACACCTATTATTCATTATTTTGTAGAAAAATATCTTCTAGGTTTAAATCATCTATTAAAAAATACGAGTACCACAATAAAAACAGGTATTAATTTTAAGAATTGGATTCCAGGAACAGAATATTTTCATGGATTTCCAGAACTCGATTGGCACGAAGATGATCAATATAGATGTGCAATATATTCTTTGGCAAATGGTTGCTATAATGGTGGCGTTTTACATAATAAACCAAGCACAACAGTGCCGACAGTTTATTATCAAAAATTAAATGCATTACACATAGACACCCAAGAACTTTCAAATTATATTTACGAGGCAATTAAGAATCAGGTTGACTTTTTTGATGATATAGTTGAAGAAGTATATGCAGATGGTAAAAATATAACTGGAATAAAATGCAAACAAAATGGAGTCATTGATGCAGATTATTATATTGATTGCTCTGGATTTGATGCTATTTTATTGAAAACATTAAATCCAAAATGGAATGATATTTCTGATATTCTACCATTAAATAGAGCAATACCTCAACAAATTCCGTTTGATTTTTCTGATGGAATTCCATCGTATACATTGGCAGAAGCAACCAAACATGGATGGATTTGGAGAATTCCGATTGGTAACAGATACGGAACTGGTTATAACTATTCTTCCAAATTTACAACTGATGAAGAAGCGAGAGAAGATTATAATTTTTGGTTAAAGGAAAATCTAAACGCCGAATTAAGTACAGATAGAATTATTCAATATAATCCAGGATATTATAGTGATTATTGGATAGGAAACTGTTTAGCAATTGGATTATCTTCTGGATTCGTAGAGCCATTAGAATCAACTGGGATTCATATTATTGTACAGCAACTTAGAACTTTTATAGAACATAACTCATCATTAAAAGGTTTAGAATATAACAGAAATCAGTGCAATAATCTTAATAAACTCTTTTATCAAGAAATTGTAGAATTTATTACTCTTCATTATTGTGTGGATAGAACAGACTCTAAGTTTTGGGAGTACATGTTTAACAATAGGACTGATTGGATAAAAAATTTCTCCCAAAAATGTAGAGAAGAATTTTTATTATCCAGAAATATTGAGGAAAGTAAATTTTTCTGGGAGGTTGATAGTTATATTCAGGTTGCAAACGGTCTTCAAATGTTTGTCAATAATTCAATTAAGGATTTTTTAGATTGGCAACCAGATAAAGAAGAGATTATTGAAAGAGCAAAATCTTATGCCGAAGAATTGGAAAATTCAAAAAACACTGTGACTAGATTATCTCATAAAGAATATTTGGATAATTTCAGATAAATACAAAAAAAGATCTATTATAATTAGATGTCAGTTTCAGTAGTAAAATATGGTCCATATTTTGGAAGTGGAGCAATATCATTTAGTCAATTGAGATCTAATTTTGCAGAAAGAGGAAGCGGTGAAATGAGAGCTTCCGATTTGAGAAGAAATACAAATCTTGGAGAAGAAAATCCAATTGTTCCAGATTCGACCGAGAATGAAAACATATCGACTGGAAATAATTTAAGTTTATCACAATTCAGAAATTCAATTAAAAGATATGTTGCCACTCAAAGTGGCACTGACGAAAACAGTTCATATCCAGGAGAACCTGGATTTAGAATGGGTAGATTGGACACTGCTGGAAAGGGAATTGATTGGTCTGGTGGGGGATACTTCGGAAGAGATGGACAAGGTGGTGGAGTAACTGGAAATCTAACTAAAAATGTTCAAAAAGGAATATTGATTACTGGAACCTGCGGAAGTGTGAGAGCTGGTCTTGCAGGAGCACAAATGGCACCAATTGTGCAAGTACATAATGTTAGGATTGATGTTTCTGGATCAATTCTTGGATATGGTGGAGAAGGTGGAACTGTTCAAAACGGAAATGCAGAAGATGGAGCAACTGCACTCAATTTTGGAAACGTAGGTAATAATTGTAGATTAATTGTCGGTTCTGGTGCCAGAATTTATGGTGGAGGTGGAGGAGGAGAAAAGGGAGTAAAAGGTGCCAATGGTGCAAATGGAAGTTGTATAGATGTCATATCTAGATCAAATTGTGGAGGATGTCCTGGATGCCCAAGTGGATATACTTCAAGAGGTTGTAGAGAGGGTGGTGGATGTAATAGAAGACAAGTATGTAACTGGTGGGGAAATTGTTGGTGGACTACCAGTCAATGGAATAAGTTTGAAAATTGCGAGAAAATATATGCAACTGCTGGTGGTATTGGTGGTGATGGTGGTAATGGTGGTCGTGGAAGAGGATATAACAATCAAGGTGGACCAAGTAATGGATCCAGTGGAAATCCTGGAACTGCTGGACAAGGATGTTTTAGTGGAGGAAGTCCTAGACCAGCAGCACAACCAGGACAAAAAGGTGGTGATGGTGCAAGAGGAGGAGATTGGGGAGAGCGTGGAGGATCTACTGATGCACCAGGAAATCCAGGAAATCCAGGAAATGCTGTTGCAAAAGATGGTCCAAACCAATATAGAATCATGCCTCAGAGCGTAATTAATAGTAATACTATAAGAGGAAATATATATTAATAGAGTTTGAATTTTTTATGTCTGAAAATCAAAATGAAAGGGTTCCCTTGACGGGCAAGGCGAAAAACTTAGCAAAATTTTCTTGGGATTTAATCAGATATCTTCATAAAAATTCTGGCGAAAATCTCACAGTTAGTGATGAAGTATATGCAGAAAGAATATCTATTTGTAAGTCTTGCCCAAAATATCTAGAATTGCAGAATGAATGTGCAGAGTGTGGTTGCTATATTCCAATGAAAGCTAAAATTATACTCGATTCTTGCCCATTAGGCAAATGGAAAGAATCTGACGAGACATGGGAAAGTTTATTTGAAAAAATTGTTGAGGACCTTGACAAAGAGGAAAAACCCGACTAGAATCGCTTTGCTGCCGTTGAAGATAAAATATAATGATTAATAAGAACTTAGAGGATAATTGTAAGAAAATATTTCCAATATCAATATTCAAGGCAAAAGTAGAAGATAATGGCAGTATTAAAAACCTCTTAGTATCAAAAATTATAAGGAATTCTAATCACTTAAAAATTCCTGATCTATGGACAACTCATAAAGTAAAGACTTCTTTTTCTGGTGAACCAGAAGGTAGAGAAATATTTTATGAGAACTCACCATACGAGAATATTCTCTTTAAAAGATATTGTTCTTGTATGGATAAGATTTTTGATCGAGAATATGAAATTGATATTCCTAAGATCTGGTACAATGTGTATCTCGATGGGGAATATCAAGAAAAACATGATCACTTAGGAGTTACTTTAAGTCCTTGTCATTTTTCTTGTATTCACTTTCTCTCTTACAATAAAGAAGAACATTCTCCACCACAGTTTAGTGATCCATTAGCACAATTAAGAAATTTAAGTCTTGAATTGGATCGTAACGGTTATGGTGAGGTTTATGTTCCTGATGTTGAAGAAGGTGATCTTTTAATGTTTCCATCATACCTTTTACACTGTGTTCCACCTTGTAAGAAAACAGATTATCCTAGAATTACAATATCTTTTAACGTTCGTGTTGTAAAATATGGTGAAGATTCAATATGGCAATGATTGAGATTGTTGATCGCTTTCTTTCTAAGGAAGAATTTGATTATGTTTTAAATTATTGTGAGAGTGCTGCCTATACTTATGGGGAAGTTGATTCTTATGGATTACCTCCAACTGGAATGGTTCATCAAATCTCACAAGTAGAAGATATCTATAAGTTATTTGAATGTAAGATACAGAAATTAGTTTCTGATATTCAATTATATCGAATGTACATCAATTGCTTTGCACCATCAGAAAATCCATACTTTCATACTGATGGTGATCCTGGTGACATTACTTTTCTTTATTATCCTACAAGACAATGGGAACTGAACGATGGTGGAGAAACACAATTCTTAGTCAATAATGAGATCTATGGCGTAACACCCGTACCCAATCGTATGGTATACTTTGATGCTAGTATACTTCATAGGGCGACGCCATTCAGAAACAAACATCGGTTCACCGTAGCGATCAAGTACGGATCCTGAGTGGACACTTTCATAACTGTCACAAGGGGACTTGGGTTCCCTTGATTTTTGCTGTATAATAACTGTATTGAAACGCATGATGATGTTCCAACTTCGCCCTCACCAACAACGTGGTCTTGATGCTATGGAAAAGCATCAACTTGGTCAACTGATTATGCCGACTGGTGCTGGCAAGACTAACGTTGCTATCTTTGATGCCATCCGTCAGTTTCTGAAAGATATTCCCCAGACTATCGTGGTCGTGGCACCGCGCATCCTCCTGGCAGAGCAGTTGTCTAGCGAGTTCTTGGAGTTTATCACCAACGTTGCCGTGCTGCACGTTCATAGTGGTGAGACTCATCATATCAGCACCACCAAACCCTCTGAGATTCATAACTGGTCGCGTCGTGCTTATAAGCATCAACTGATCTTCACCACCTACAACTCTCTGCAACGTCTGCAACAGGCAGATATTCATGTTGATACCATTTACTTTGATGAAGCACATAACAGCGTTCAGCGTCACTTTTTTCCAGCAACCGAGCACTTTGCTTCTACTGCTAACCGCTGCTATTTCTTCACTGCTACTCCTAAGCATTCTGCTACTGTTTCCAAACCTGGCATGAACGATGCTGCTGTTTATGGCAATGTGATCTGCAATGTTCCTGCTCCCGAACTGGTTGAGGGTGGTTTCATTGTTCCTCCTAAGGTTGTGGTGCAGCAGTTTGAGATGCTGGGTAAGGGTCAGATTGTTGCCGATGTTGACTGTGAGAATCTGATTCAGACCATCGATGCTCAGGAAGTTGGTAAGGTTCTGATCTGCTCTAAGGCAACCAAACAGATTCAGAATCTGGTTTCTCAGACTGATTTCTGCACTCAACTGGAAGAGCGTGGTTTCTCTTGGATGTACATCACTTCCAAGACTGGTGCCGTGATTGATGGTCAGAAGGTCAACCGTGAGGTGTTCTTTGACACTCTGAGTGCTTGGGGTAAGGATGACTCTAAGAAGTTTGTGGTTCTGCACCACAGCATTCTGAGCGAAGGCATCAACGTTTCTGGTCTGGAAGCGGTTCTCTTTATGCGTTCTATGGACTATATTGGTATCTCTCAGACCATCGGGCGGGTGATCCGTCTCCACAAGGACGATGCAGAGGGTCTCAGCAGCGGCAGGATCGCCCCTGGTGCCGTTGAAACCTACACCAAGTCCTTTGGGTTGGTCTGCATCCCTGTCTACTCTTCTGTGGGCATCAGCACCGCTAAGAAGGTGCAAGCGGTGGTGGACACCGTGTTCAATCAAGGTCAACCTGCTATTTCTGTTGTAAAGCGATGAACCAATTATTTCAAGGAGATTGTATTGAGATTATGTCCACACTTCCTGATGGTTGTGTGGATATGGTCTTTTCTGACCTTCCCTATGGTTCAACCCAGAACGATTGGGATTGTATTATCCCATTCGATCAATTGTGGGAACAGTATCACCGTGTCGTAAAGGAAAATGGTGCGATTGTTCTGACTGCACAACCACCCTTTGATAAGGTGCTTGCCTGCTCCAACTTGAAGTATTTCAAGTATGAGTGGATCTGGGAAAAGAACAAGGCAACTGGGCACCTGAATGCAAAGAAGATGCCTATGAAGGCACACGAAAATGTGCTGGTGTTTTATCGTAAGTTGCCAACATACAATCCCCAAATGACACAAGGGCATAAACCGATGAATGCGGTGCTGCCGAAGGACCAGTTGCCCCCTCCCGACAGAAAACGCAATTATAATCACGTTGAGAAGCGCCTGGGCAATCCTGGTGGTTCAACTACAAGATATCCGCGTGATGTTCTGCAATTTCCTGTCATCAACAATGATGATCCGTTGAAGTTTCATCCAACACAGAAACCTGTGCCTCTAATTGAGTACTTTATCAAGACATACAGTAATGAAGGTGATGTGATTCTGGATAATTGTATGGGTTCTGGATCAACAATCATTGCCTGTAAGAATACTAATCGTCAATACATTGGTATTGAGAACGATCCAGAGTATTTTGAAAAGGCACGGGAGTGGGTGGGATCCTACGATAAAATTGACCCCTTTGTGACAGATGAAGAAGTGGCACAACCACTTGTCAATCCATTGCTTTCTGCTCTACAATAACAAAGTAATCAGGAAAACCCAATGCGCTGCAAAGTTCAACTCTACGTTGCTGGTAAAGTCTTTGATGAGATCGTGGAAGCACGTGACTATAATGATGCAAAGAGGACTGCACTTGCTCGTAACCCCAGTGCAAAGGTGATTGGTGTAACTGCTGTATTCTGATGACAGAAAAGTTTCAAAAACCATTTATTGCTCGTCCTGGCATTCTTGATGCAAAACCAGGAGACCCAGAAGGTTATGTAACCAAAGATGGAATGTGGGCAGCAGTTCCTTTTGGTAAAAAGTTTGTCATTATACATAATGGACAGCAGGTTCATTTGGCAAACACTTATAAGGCAGCAAGAACTTATATCTCAAAAGAAATCAAATCTGCTAAAAGAGCAACAACAACACTAGAAAAGTTTCTATGAAACTTCTACCCATCTTCTTCCTAACTTTTCTTCCGATTCCAGTACAGGCAATCACTTGGGATCAATTTTGGGCACCATTTGCATATGATCGCCCATATTATAGGGAATATATTCCAGCATGTAGAGAACGCATTATTCGCGAAGAATATGTTCCTGGTAATCGGTGGAGATCTGGTTATGTTAGGAGGTGGACAGAAGTTGTAAGAGTTCCTTGTGACCCTTATTAAATAGTACAACTACAACAAAAATTATGGACAAAGCAGAAAAACGTCACCGTGCTCTGGGACTTTTTGTAGAGAGTGTTCTAAAACCAGACAGTGAATTGCGCCAATGTGCCCATAATCAAAAATGTTACAATGAACTCCTTGAATGGAGACAAGAAGTGTTAGATTATCTAAACTCACGTAGAGAGCAGGAGTTTAGTGAATGACTTCTTATTATTTGTGGTTTTTAGTTTTTGTAGTGGTCGCTTATCTGATTGTAACAGATAATAGTGTTGCCGCTGCTTTTTATTATCTCACAAAGTTAGCAAAATCTAACTTTGAAAAGCAAAAATGGTGGTTATTGCACAATCCCCGCAATCCTGTGATAAAATATCTAATGTGGCGTCGTTCTATGAAACTCGCAAAAGAGTTAATGGACGAATACAAAAATAAATAACCCTACACTTGGAGAACGATATGCTTTCCACACAATATCGTCTTCGTCTTGAAGCAATCTGTCAGAAAATTGCTCAGCACGAAGAGGTGAGTTTAGAAGATATGATTTGGGCAGAGAAACTTGCAAATGCAAATAGAACCGCTGGCACAATGCTCAGACAGGCAAGAAGGAAAGCGGAAAATCCTGATATGCAAGAAGGGGATATGGATGATTTTTTGAATCAACTTGACATTGGTGGATTGGGACACGAACGTTTTGGTAAGCGTGGATTTGATAGTATCGATGATATGGTTGATTGGTGGACTGAGGATAGGGATAAACCAGATGATTGGCGTCAGCGTGATTGACAAAAGACCTTGAATACCCTATAATACACCCATATACACCCATTATTATGGACTACAAACCTTATAGTATGGAATGGAGTCGGCGGAGGTATCTTGCCGAAGCGATTCAAAAATATTTTGATACTGATGCATCTATGGATGTTGTCCTTGACGATATTGTTGGTGTTCTTGAAGAGAATGTAGAACACCATAAAAGTCGTGCCGAACGCTTTCAGGAAGTTCTGAATGGTTTGAAATCTCTTCCTTACTGATATGAAACCCAACTTTCGTAAAGTATTAGAAATGGCACTGGAAGAAGGTGTCCGTTATGGGTATAATCGTGCTCATAAACACGTAGAGAATCCACACGAAGATGCTGTTGTTGATTGTGTGGTTGAGGGTGCTATGAATTCTATATACGAATGGTTTGACTTTGAGGATGAGTTTAAA